GCAGCCGGCCATCCCGGGCGGGTTCGTCTGCCGCTTTCATGGCGGTGCTGCTCCCCAGGTCCGTATGAAGGCACGCGATCGCCTTGCCGAACTGCGCGACCTGGCGGGCGAGAAGTTCAAGCTGCAGCTGGAAGCCGACGAGGTGGCGCCGGCAATCACGATGGCGACCGTACGTGACTACACGAAGACGCTCATGGAGATGGACGCGCACGACATCGCCGCCGAGTCCGGGTCGGCGATCGACGACTACCTGGCATCGCTGAAGAAGTCCGAATGATCCTCACTTCGCTCACTCCGAAGCAGCAGGCAGCCTGGGCGGCTCTCGAGCAGAACCGTATGGTGATGATGGACGGGTCCGTGCGCTCAGGAAAGTCGATCGCCGCAGACATCGCCTGGATCGACTTCGTGCGGCACGCGCTGCCCGGGAACCTGCTGATGGCGGGCAAGACGGAGCGCACCCTGAAGCGCAACATCGTTGACCCGCTCATAGAGATCCTCGGCAGGAAACGTTGCCGCTACGTGGGCGGGTCCGGTGAATTGTTCATGCCGGGACCGAGTGGTCCGCGGCGTGTCTATCTGGTCGGCGCCAACGACGAGCGCGCCGAGGAGAAGATCCGCGGCCTCACGCTGATCGGCGCCTACTGCGACGAACTATCGACAGTGCCCGAGTCGTTCTTCAGGATGCTGCTTAGCCGCCTGAGCCTCGAAGGCGCGCGCCTGCTGGCGACGACGAACCCCGATGGGCCGATGCACTGGCTGAACGTCAACTACCTGCTGCGCGCCGCTGACCTTGACCTGGCGCGCTTCCAGTTCCGGCTCACCGATAACCCGCACCTGCCGGAGGAGTTCGTCGCTAACTTGCGCCGCGAGATCACGGGACTCTGGGCGCGGCGCATGATTGACGGCGAGTGGGCGGTCGCCGAGGGGGCGGTCTACGAGATGTGGGAGCCAAGCCGGCATGTCGTCGCGCCCGATCGCGTGCCGCCGCTCATCCGCCTGCTCGCAGTCGGTGTGGACTACGGAACGACGGCTCCGACCGCAGGGCTGCTACTTGGCATCTCCGACGAGCCGCGGGCGCGACTCGTGGTCGCAGACGAGTGGGGACCGCCGAGCCTCACCGATGCCGGCCTCTCCCTCGACTATCGCAAGTGGATCGCCGGTCGCCAGCCGGAGCGCGTCATCATCGACCCCAGCGCTGCCAGTTTCCACAAGCAACTGTGGGCCGACGGCGTGCCCGGCGTCATCCTGGCCGAGAACGCTGTCATCGACGGCATCCGCACGGTGGCGTCGCTGCTGGCCGTGGACCGTCTCGTGGTCTCGTCTGCATGCACGCGCCTGCTCGGTGAGATGCCCTCCTACGCTTGGGACGCAAAGGCGACGGCGAAAGGCGAGGACAAGCCGGTCAAGCAGAACGACCATTTCTGTGACGCGCTCCGCTACGCCGTTCTCACGACGCAGAGCAGGTGGCGCAGCCTCGTGCCACTCACTCTGCCTGCCGATACCGATGAAGAGGCGGCATGATGTCCGCGCAAGGGCGTATGCTGGAAGCGCCTCAACAGAGTGACCCGGCGACGAGGGCCAAGGATTCTGCGACCGCCAAGGCTCAATGGGCGGACTCAGATTCACGCGCTCGTCTCTGTGCGGCGCTGAGAAGAGGCTGGGAGAACCCAGAGGCCAAGGCCCGCATGTCGGCTGCTGCGAAGAAGCGTTGCGCCGATCCTCAGTACCAAGCCAAGCAGGCTTCCGCCAAGAAGAGGATATGGGCCGACCCGGACTACCGCGCCAAGCACTCTGCTGCAGTCAAAGCCGGATGGGTCAAGCGTCGCGCCAAGTTGCTCCATGAGTCCACCGAAAGGATGCACTGATGAGTCTTCCACAGGGCGGTGCATGGCCGCCTCCGCCGCACGGAGTCGCCCTCCTGCAACAGTCGCTTTGGTCGGCCTGGTACATAGGGGACCCGGAACAATTGAAGGCCGCCTACGGGACTGTAGATCCGAGTTTCGGCCAGCACAGCGACTTCTACCGCTACGAGAACGCCAAGTCGGGCACCCTGCAGCAAGGCGGGCTTATCAACCGTGTTGCGAGGTACTTTTGGGCACGCCCGAATCTCTCTGGGAATCGCAAAGCCGGGTTGCATGTACCACTCGCTGCGGACATAGCATGTGCGTCCGCAGATTTGCTTTTCGCCGAGCCGCCGCAGTTCATCTGCGACACTGACGAGAGCAACAAGCAGGCCAAGGACCGCGTGGACGAGCTGCTCAACGACGGCACCTTCCACAGCGAACTTATCGAAGCCGCCGAGCTCGCCGCGGCGCTGGGGGGTGCGTGGCTGCGCCTCGTATGGGACAAGGACGTGGCAGGCAGCGTGCTCATCGACGCCGTGAGCGCTGACGCCGCCTTCGGCGAGTGGCAGTGGGGACGGCTCACGGCCGTGACCTTCTTCACCGAGTACGCCGACCCCGACGACAAGGATCACATCTTCCGCCACCTCGAGCGCCACGAGAAGGGCGCCATCCTGCATGGCCTCTACGAGGGCGACGCCAAGACCCTGGGCAAGCAGGTGGCGCTCGCCGACCATCCCGCGACGATGCCGTACGTAGGACTCGTGGACGCCGAGGGCGCGATCCCGACGGGCGTCGAGGGGTTGACCGCCGCCTACGTCGCCAACATGCGCCCGCAGAGGCGCTGGCGCAAGGTCGAGGGGCTCGCCGACCTCGGCAGGAGCGACTACGACGGCGTCGAGCAGCTGATGGACGCGCTCGACGAGACCTATACCTCGTGGATGCGCGATCTGCGCCTCGCCAAGGCGCGCATCATCGTCCCCGAAGACATGCTCGTCAATCTCGGCAAGGGCATGGGCTCCGCGTTCGACGAGGACCAGGAGGCGTACGTCGGCCTCAACATCATGCAGAACCGCGAGACGGCTCAGGACATCACCATCATGCAGTTCGCGATTCGCGTCACCGAGCACATGACCACGGCGGCGCAGATCGTCGACCAGGTCCTGCGCAGCGCCGGCTACTCGCCCGGGACCTTCGGCGCGGGCGTTGACCAGCCGCGCACCCTGACCGCCACCGAGGTCGTCTCCCGTGAGCGGCAGAGCGAGCGCACACGCACGAAGAAGTCTCGCTACTGGACGCAGGCGCTGGAGCCGCTGCTGGATACTTGGCTCGAACTCGACGCCCTCGTGTTCGGCACCGGCGCCGTGGGCGACGTCGACATCAAGTGGGCGGAAGAGGCGGAAAGCGACCCGCTCGCACTGGCGCAGACGGCCAACCAGCTGGCGCTCGCCAAGGCCGCCAGCACCAAGACGCTGGTCGCGATGCAGCATCCGGAGTGGGACGAGGCAGCCATCGACGAAGAGGTGGCGCTGATTCAGGACCAGAGCGGCGTGAGCGTGCCGATGCTGCCGCCGCTGGCCACGCTGGCGACGCCGCCCGAGGCAACGCCGCCGAGCGGCAACGGCAAGCCGCTGCCGCCGGAGATGGTCGCGCAGCAGCAGGGGAAGTAAGTGCCCGTTAGCCGCCGCACCGCCGAGCAACTCGCGCGGCAGGTCGCCGATTACTTCGCCGACGCCCAAACGAAGATGCTCGAGCACTTGGCGCGCACCATCGGCGCCGACATCCACCAATCTCACTGGGCCGAACTCAAAGCCGCTCAAATGCGCGACTACGAGGTGCAGATGCGGCAACTCATCGCCGACCTGCAACGCGAGGCCGCGACGGGCGTGCACACGGCGCTCACTCGCGCATACGACCGCGGCGGGCTCGCTGCCGTGGCCGACATGAAGAAGATGGGCACGGTCGGCACGCACCCGGTCGAACCACTGGCCCAGATGCGCGCCGTGGACAAGCTCACGCAGGCGACCACGGGCTACCTCGATGCCACGGGACAGCGCATCCTCGTGTCCACCACGGAGGCATACCGCAAGGCCGTGGCCGCTGGTGAGGAGGCGCGTGCTGCGGCGACCACGAGAGGCGTGATGAACGTCACGCTCGGCGTGCAGAACCGCATCCAGGCGACGCAAGGCGTGCTCGACGACTTCGCCTCGTCTGGCGTGACCGGGTTCATCGACGCAGCGAACCGCGCCTGGAGCCTCGACTCCTACGCCGAGATGGCCGTGCGCGCCGGCACGATGAACGCCGCTGTCGAGGGGCACATCGATACCCTGACTGAGAACGGCGTCGACCTCGGCATCATCTCCGAGGACGGCTCACCGTGTCCCGAGTGCGAGCCATGGGAAGGCGAGATCGTGAGCCTCGACGGCAACTCGGACGAATACCCCTCGCTGGACGATGCCCTCGCCGACGGCCTCATGCACCCCGGCTGCCTGCATACCGTGAGCGCCTATCAGGAAGGCATCACGCAGCCCTACGAGGCCAAGACCGAGGAAGAGGTAGCGCAGCAGGCGCAGGACTATCGTGACAATCAGACCCTGCGCCGCTACGAGCGCGACGTGCGCGCCGCCAAGCGTGAAGAGGTCGTGGCACTGACTCCCGAGGCCAAGGCGGCGGCGCACTCCGACGTGCTGGCGGCGCAGGCACGCATCCGCGAGCACGTCGACTCGACGAACGCCGTCCGCCAGCGGGCGCGGGAACAGATCACGAAGGCGGCGGGGCGCTCCATATGACGGCAGGGGAGTACATCTGCCGCTTTAGTAGAAGGGTCGCGCCCGGAGCGCACCCGCTCATGGAGCCCCGGAGGTTCTGAGGATGCCAGAAGTCGAGACGCCAGCCATGCCAGCAGAGACCACAGTGCCCCCGGCGGCAGGTCCGCCCGCGGCGGCGTCCGTGGAGACTCCCGCAGCGCCCACCGATGCCACGCCGCCCGAGTGGGAGGCGCAGCGCAAGGCGCTTCGTGAAGAGGCGGCAGGCTACCGCATCAAGGCCAAGGATTCGCAGACGAAGCTCGAGGCCGTGCTCAAGGCAGCCGGCATCATCGCAGACGACGATCCCGTAGCGGCGGCCCAGAAGGCAGCCGAGCAACGCGACGCGGCGATCGCGCAGGTGCAGTCCATGCAGCGCGAGAACGCCATCATCCGCCTTGCGGGCAAGGCTGGAGCCAACGCCGACGCGCTCACTGACTCACTCTCGTTCCGCAACGCCGTCGACGCGATCGACCCGGCGGCTCCCGACTTCTCGGCGCAGGTGGAGCTGGCCATCAAGACGGCCGTCGATGCAAACCCGAACTTCCGCACCAGTGCCGTGGCCCCGGAACGCTCCGGCGGCCCCGTCGGCGGCGGGCAGACGCCAGTCGCCGAATACAGCGCCGAATGGGTGCATGAGATGGCGACTAAGGGGCGCCACGACCTCATCGTCAAGGCCAAGGACGAAGGAAAGCTGGCCACGCTACTGGCCGGAGACGCAAGCTAAGACGCAGACCCGCATGACCCGCGGCCCGGCGCCGCGGTCGACGTGAAGCCAGGCGCTTCTCGTCTCGGAACCCAAGTATCGAGACAGAGGAGCAGCCATCACACACAAGGCGTCATCCGTCTGCAGGATGCAACCGGCGTTCGCGTGCTCTCGCGGCGGCGGCGTTCCGGCAGATACGGCAGGCCCGGAACCCCTTCCTACCGTTCCACAGGTAGGTGCTCTCGTCTGTGAAGAGGTGCCCGTTGGCGCAGTGCGTCGGGCGCTCGCGGAGTTCCTGCCTCGGGAGGATCACCATGCGCTTGCTGATGCGGCGCATGATCTCGTACTCCTCGTCGGAGTAGTCCCGCTGCGAAGTGTCCGCAGCTCGAAGCTGCAGGAAGCGCAGCATGTCTTCTGCCTGGCCGCGTTTGGTGTGCAGGTAGGGGATGAGCGCAGTGAGCCACTGTGTGATCTTCTTCGACCCCGCTACGGCGACGTCCCAGGACGGAAGGTTGCCGTTATCCGGGTAGCGCCACGTCGGCTTCTGATGGGCGAGGCCCGTGCGGTCCAAGATGCCCAGAACCACGTCCAGCGTGGGCACGTCAGTGTTCGCCACTCGGACCACCGGATAGTAGTAGTTCCTCGTGCCGGAGTTCCGACGGAAGTGGAAACAGCCTTCACCGTCGATGAACCCGGCCAGCCAAGCCAGATCGGTCTCCTTCGTATTCATACGTGCCTCCATGATGGGGAGAAGTATCGCAATCATTATACCACTCAGGAGTGTGGAACATGGCAATAACCAACTTCCAAAGGGAAGTCTGGGCGGCGGAGCTGCTCCAGGCGTTCAACCAGGTCAACAACTTCTCGTCCACCAGCGTCTGCAACCGCAACTACGAGGGCGACGTCGCAGGCGCCAAGAGCGTGCGCATCACGTCCGTCGGCCGGCCGACCATCGCAGCCTTCGTCGAGGGCTCCACGACCCTCACCTTCGAGTCGCTGACCGATGCCCAGCGCACCCTGTACTGCGACCAGATCAAGTCGTTCGCCTTCCAGGTCGGCGACATCGCCAAGGCGCAGAGCATCAACGGCGGCGCCCTCATGACCGAGGCCGCCCGTCAGGCCGGCGCCGGTCTCGCCGAGGACGCGGACTCCTACGTGCAGACGATCATGGAAGCCGACGTCGCTTCGTCCTACAAGCACGGCGCCGTGTCGGTCACGACCTCGGCCCTCGCTTGGGCGCGGCTCGTGCAGCACAAGCAGGACCTCGACGACGCGCACATCCCGCAGCAGGAGCGCTACACCATCGTGCCGTCGTGGTTCAACAGCCTCCTCATGCTGGACACGAACTACATGACCTACGACGCACTCTCCAGCGGCAACCGGCTCGAGAACGGCGTCGTCGGCCGCGCGATCGGCTTCGACATCCTCGTCGGCACCTACGCGCTCAGCACGGGCGACGACTGGTACGTCTACAGCGGTCACCCCAGCGCCGTGACGTTCGCCAACCAGATCGACCAGGTCGAGGCGCTGCGTCCGCAGACCGCGTTCAGCGACGCGCTCAAGGGCCTGCACGTCTACGGCGCCAAGGTCATCCGTCCGACCGGCATCACGATGACCCTCTGCTCGAAGACCTGAGCCGAGCCGACCACGCTGACCACCAGCTGAGCGAAGGAGCACGAGAACATGACGGATTTCGCAGTCACCAGCCTCACCTACAGCACCAAGGACTTCACCACGATGAGCGCCGCCGTGGGTACGGCGATCGTCGCCTCGCAGACGGCCGTGATCACGCCCGTCGGGCACCTCGAGGATCTCGTCATCGAGATCACCAACACCTACGCCGGGGCAATCGTCCCGGTGGTCAAGGCGGGCTCCAGCGCGGCCGGTTCGGGCGAACTCAGCTCCGGCATCGGCGACCTCACGCTGACTACACTCGCGAACACCTCCGGCCGCGGCATCCTGCCGCGTCTGGAGTCGGCGCGCTTCCTGCAGGCGAACGGCACGCTGCGCATCGAGTTCCCGGCCAGCGCCGCGGGCCAGATCATGGTCATCGACCGCGGCAAGGTCAACGCGGCGACCGTCTGACGATGAGTCGCTTCTACCAGAACGTGCTGAGCGGCGAGAAGGTCGAGGTGAAGACGCTCGAAGAGGACGACTTCTACCTCGAGAACAAGGCCAACTGGTCGCGCATCCCCGCGCCGCCTGAGGCTACGCCGGAACCCGTCGCGGCTCCGGCTCCCAAGACCGTCGCGAAGAAGAAGGGCTGAGCCATGGCCTATGCCACCAGCACTGAGTACGAGGTCTTCGCTGGGGGCACGCCGCCGGATGACCTCGCTCGCCTGCTTGAGAGGGCGAGCGAGGTCATCGACGACAACCTGCGGACGGCGTGGTTCCCGGTCGACTCCAAGGGCCTGCCGACCAACGCCGACCACATCGCGGCTTTCCGCGACGCCACCTGTGCCCAGGTCGAGTTCTGGAGCGCCGGTGACGAAGAGGACGACGTACTGGGCCCGGTGAAGGACATCTCGTTCGGGACCGTGAAGGCGACGCCGGCCGACGTCTACGTACTCGCCCCACGGGCATCCCGGATCCTGCGCAACGCCGGCCTCTATCGCCGGGAGCCGGTCAGCCTGTGAAGGTCCGCAGGAGCATCCTCAAAGAGACCGTCTCCGTGCAGTCCTATCTCGGCGAAGGCGCCTACGGCCCCGTCTATGGCGAGGCCGTCCAGGTGTCCTGCGAACTCGACAGCACGCGGCGGCTGGTGCGCAACGCCAACGGCGAAGAGGCACTCTCCGCAGCGACCGTCATCGTGCATCCCGCCGATGCCGACTACTTCGGCCCCGACTCTCTGGTCACGGTCGCCGGGCGCCCGAGCCACGTACTCAGCATGAACGCGCAGATGTACCGCGGCTACCCGGTGCTGCTCAAGGTCGTGGTCGCATGACCATGACCGTCAAGACCGAATGGCACGGAGCCATCGTCACGGAGCGCGAGCGCGTCGCAGCCGCCAAGGGTCTCCACCTCGCCGCTGAGAACATCCTCGAGATGGCGACGCGCATCGTGCCGCTCAATGAGGGCACGTTGATGCGCTCGGGCACCGTCAGCGAGGACGAGGCGCAACTCGTCGCCGCCATCTCCTATGACACCCCCTACGCCGTGCGGCAGCACGAGGAGATGGACTACCAGCACCAGCGCGGGCGTCAAAGCAAATATTTGGAGACGCCCTTCAACGAATCCGTCGAGACCTCGCGCGCAATCATCGCCGCCGAGATCGCCAAGAGTCTAGGAGCCTGATATGGCCCATCCTGAAGCGCGGTTCATCCGCGGACCGGTACCCTTCCCAAGCGCGCCCACGGTCACGGTCGTCAGTCCGGTCACGACCTCATACGCGAAGGTCACGCCGAGCACCAATACGCTCAAGACGCTGCTGCGCCCGCGCGTGATCACGCAGTCCCTCGTCTGGGCCGCCACCATCGTCCACAAGATCGCCGACGCCAACGGCATCGCCGCGACGAATCCAGCGATCACCGACGCCAACGCCTACGCGCTGGTGAACGAGATCAAGGCTGACTTCAATACGCACATCGCGGCGACGGCCTACCACGTCGCCGCCGGCACGAACACCATCGCGACTGCGGACGCGGACGACACGCCGAAGACGGTCGCCCTCACGAACGCGATCGCCACGGCGCTGGCCGCGCACATGGCCGATACCGCCGTCCACGGCGGCATGACCGACGCCGTCAACCTGGCGCTGGTCGTCGCTGCTGCCACGACCTGCACCGACATGACGACCGCCAAGACCGAGATGAACCTGCTGGCGACGGCATGGCTCGCGCACCTCGCAGTCACCGACCTCGGCGCCTACATGACCGCCGGACCCGTGGGCCTGCCGATCGACTGGCCCTGTAGCGCGCCCTTCTACGCGAAGACCGACACCAGTGCCGGCGTCTTCACCGTCGCGGAGTGGACTGGCTGGTGACGTGAGCGGCTTCTCGACCAACCTCCTTACCGGCATCGCCGTCTATCTCGCGGCGGGCGGCATCGGCGCGACCTGGAACGCGAGCGGCACCTACGGCGTGCTCGATACCGGCATCGTGCTCGGGAACATCCCGCAGGCGCCGGACCGCATCATCACGCTCACCGGCTACGGCGTCTCCGACTCGCCGAGCCTCTCCGACTCCGTGCTCGGCGTGCAGATCCGCTGCCGCTGGGGCGGCGCCGACCCGCGGCCCGTAGACGACCTCAATGATTCCATCTTCAGCATCCTGCACGGCAAGACGTCCTGGACCCTCTCGACCGGGATCTATGTGGTCGATATCCACCGCCACTCCGGCCCGTCCTCGCTCGGCCAGGACGACGCGAAGCGATGGATGCTGTCCTCCAACTACTACGCGACGTGCTGGAGACCTGGCACGAACCGTGGATGACCTTCCCCTACACCATGCCCGCTAACCGCGTCAGACGAAGGAGAACGAAATGAGCTCAGTTCCTCGCGTGGCCCTCGGAGGGGAAACCCTCAACCGCAAGTGGTACTGCGACCTCAACACCGGCACGTACGCGGCTCCCGTGTGGACGCCGGTCGCCGGGATCACCGACTTCAAGCCCTCCTTCGCCCCGACGCTCCAGGAAGACAGCGACTTCGACGGCGCGGGAGCCAAGAGCAAGGTCGCCACGGCCTACGAGTGGGGCGTGGACCTCAATCTGGCCCGTAAGGTCAAAGCCTCGGACTCCGCCAGCTATGATGACGGCCAGGAAGCTATCCGCGCAGCGGCGGCCCAGATCGGCCTCGGGAACGTGCTTGACATCCGCTTCTACGAGGTCACGAGCGGTGGCCCGAAGGCGGAGGCATACCGCGGCTATGTCGTCGCCTCATGGGGCGAGAATGGCGGCTCGATGGACGCCCTCGATACCGTCACGCTGACCCTAGACGGGCGCGGTGCCCGGACCCCGATCACGCACCCGGACGGAGCGCAGGTTGTGCCGACCACCACGGCCCTCTCGCCCTCCGGCGGCGCGGCGGTCGGCGGAACGCTGGTCAGGATCGTCGGCACCGGCTTTATGAAGGCCGGAGTGGATGACGTCGTGGCCTCCACGGGCGTCAAGTTCGACACGACCGCGGCGGCTTCGTGGATCGTCGAGAGCGACAACGTGATCTATGCCGTCGCTCCTGCTCACGCTGCCGGCGGGATCTCGGTCAAGGTGACGAGCTCGGCGGGCGCGAGCGTCACGATGGCCACCTTCACGTACTCCTGATCCTGAGGAGGAGGGATGGCCTTCCGAGACCTGGATGACTTTCTGGTCGTCCAGCCCATCGACCTGCCCATACGGGGCAAGGTCTACCACTTCCCGGGCGCAATCAGCGCCGCCTCCGGGCTACGCCTGGAGCGTTTCACCGCTCTGACGCGGCTCCAGGGGGAGGGCGGGGACGCAGACCCGGATGAACTGCTTCTCATCGGGGAGGACGCCGATACGCTGGAAGCCGAGATGTTCGGCGGCGTAAAGGCGGAGATGATCGCGGACGGTCTCACTACTGCTCATATCTCCGCCGTGTTCGACACCCTGATGGCCTACCACGCCACAGGCTCGCTGGAGGTCGCTGAGCGCGTCTGGGAAGACCACGCGGGGGAATCACCGGCCCCGGCTCCAGCGACGCCTCAGGCGACGCCCAAGGCCCGGGGCTCCCACGCTGGATCGACCGGCCGCCAGACGAAGCCGGCTACGAAGGCGGCATCCGCTACGCAGACCTCCTCGGATTCTGGAAGCTGATCGAGGCGGATATGCACGAGCACTACGGCATAGATCTCAGCGAGCCGGGCCTCCTCCAGAGCCGTGACTGGCGCTGGTTCCGCGTCCGTCTGGATGGGCTCCTACACATCGAGTCCCGGCTCGCTACTGCCGTCCTTCCGAAGGCGAAGGAGTAGGCGATGGCCCTGACAGTCGGTGAACTGGTCGCCTATCTGAGGCTCAACGACACGGAGTACAACGCCAAGCTCGCGGCCGCGGAGGGGAAGCTCACGCGGTTCGGGAAGAATACCTCCGCCATCGGCAGCAAGATGATGACCGGGGTCACGCTCCCGGTCCTGGCGGCCGGCGCGGCCTCGGTCTACATGGCGACCAAGTTCGACGACTCGATGACGCTCATCCAGACGCAGGCCGGCGGGTCCGCGAAGGACGTCAAGTATCTGACGGACGCCGTGCTCAAGATGAAGGACGTCCAGCACTCGCCCCAGCAACTCGCGGACTCCCTCTACCACCTCAAGTCGGTCGGCATGGGCAACGTGGCGGCGATGAAGGCCCTGACGGCGGCGGAGCATCTCGCGTCCGTAGGCCAGGCGGATCTCGAATCGACCACGAACGCGGTAGCCGGCGCATACAAGTCCGGGATCCAAGGGGCGCAGGACTTCAACCAGGCGGCGGCGACGATCAACGCCACCATCGGGGCCGGCAACCTCCGGATGGACGACCTGACCTCCGCGATAGGGACCGGCTTCCTGGTCACGGCAAAGCAGTACGGCATCAGCCTGATTGACGTCGGCTCCGCCCTGGCGACGATGACCGCCCGCGGGATCCCCGCGGTACGCGGCGCGACCGCTATCAAGATGGCCCTCTCGGGGATGGCTGCTCCTACCTCCGCCGCGCAGAAGATCATGGCGAAGCTCGGGATTGGTGTTTACGACCTCGCCAACGCGATGCGCAAGGGCGGACTCCCCGCGGCCTTCGCGGTACTCCAGAAGCACCTCCAGGGCCTCAGCCTGACGAAGCAGACCGCGGCCCTCCAGGGGATGTTCGGGGCGAAGTCCTCTCAAGCGATCCTGACGCTGCTGGGCAACCTCAAGGACTACAAAAAGGTACAGGATCAAGTCATCTCGAACGCTACCTCCGGGAAGTTCCAAGCGGCCACCGCGGCGCAGGCCAAGACCGCCGGGGCGCAGTTCGCGATGCTCAAGTCGAACCTGGCGAAGCTCGGCGTCGAGTTTGGGACGATGCTCCTCCCTGCGGCTCTCAAGGTCGCCGGGATGCTCAAGAAGTTCGTCGACTGGCTTGCGGGACTCTCAAGCGGGCAGAAGAAGATGGTCGCCACCTTCGCCGTGATCGCCGCGGCCATCGGACCCGTCCTGGTACTGATCGGGAAGATGTCCACGGGAGTCTCCGCGATCCTCAAGATGTGGGGGGCCATAGCGAAGATGATCTCGGGATCCGCGACTGCCCAGGAGGCGCTGAACGCGGCCACAGTGACGGGCGGAGAGAGTAGGACCGTGGCCGGCGTCGGTACGCAAGCGACCCGGGTCTTCCAAGTGGGATCATCAGGGGCCGGCTCGACGGTCATCAAGAGTGGCGAGAAGTCCGTAGCGACTTCCTTGGAGGCCGGCGGAGTAGGGGCCGGGAGTACGGCTGCCGCGGCCGGCGGCGCGAGTGCCGGCCTGGTCGTCGCGGCTACCGCCGCGGCCCTGGCGGTTATCGGGTCTATCGCCTACATCAAGATCGCGGGCGCAGCGATGGCCCGGAGCGACAAGGTGTACGGGAAGCAGCTAGAGATGACCCACGGGACGCGGGCCTCCCGGCACCTCAATGAGCAGCAGAACTCTCCGCGAGTCCCGTACCAGCAGCAACGCGCACAGCGGGCGGTCCTGGAGCCCCTCCGCCAGAAGTTGACGCTCGAAATGAGCACGGCCAATACCGCGCAGGAGATAGCCGATATCGGGGACAAGCTGGCGGGCCTCAAGAAGCTCGCCAAGATGCACATCGACTTCGGGGACGTCAAGACGATGGGAGCCCGGGACCTCGACTCGCTCGTCCAGCGGATCCACCGCGTCACGGGGCTCGGGGAGAAATACATCAAGAACATGCTCACGGCCTCCGGAGCTCGCTTCGCAACCCCGAAGCCTCCTGACCTGACGCCAGCCCAACGTGCCTTCCAGAACATGATTGCGGTGGCCCGCAAGAGCGGAGGCGCGACCGCCGCACAGTGGGAACGGGCGCTCCAGGCGGTCATCCCCGCCGGCCAGCGGGCGGCGGCGGGTGCCGTAGCAGCGATCATGGCACAACTCAACAAGCTCCCGGCGGCGGCAGCGCGGGTCGCAAAGTTGATGGCGCAGGATCTTGTG